AGCCCTGCAATTCCTGTTGTTTTCAATAATGTCTCCTATTCGCCCACACCCAACTCAACATGGGTTCAGTGTTTATTGAACTTTGGGGCCAATGAATACCTAAGCCAGGGCCTAACAACTGATTCACAAAATAGAATTGTCGGCGTTATTGTCGTCAATATATTCACGCCTGCTGGTGTTGGCTCAGGCGCCAACTATACAATCGGCGGGAGGATTCGTGATCTCTATAATCGAATCATAGTGTCGGGGGTTTACTTCGATGCGCCAACCGGTCCTGAAGTTGTTGGAACACCAGCACCTGAAGGCTACTTTCAAACACAGGTCCGTGTGACCTTTGAATTCATCGAGGAACTCTGACCATGGCAACCATTCGAGGCGAACAGGGAACTGTTCAATTTGATGCAGCAGGCACCACTAACGCCACGATTGTTGGCACGCGTAGTTGGAGCTTGACTGTCACCAAAGAAACGCTTGACACTAGCGTTCATGGTGACACCTTCCGCAGCTTTGTTGGCAGCATGATTTCAGGCTCCGGCACTGTTGAGCTTGTTTATGACCCAGACGCAACAGGTCAAGCTGGTTTTCTAGAAGATGTTGTCACCACTGCAGACCCTGCAGATGCAACCTTTGAGCTGTTTACAACTGGCACGACCACTGGTACCGATTCTGTCAGCTTTGCTGGTGTAATCACCGACATGGAAATCACTTCTACTGTTGGTGAGCTTGTCATTGTTAGCTGCAGCTTCGTCACTAGCGGCACCATTACTTCCAATTTGGAGTAATAGAGGTATAGTTTGAGTGACAGACATGTCGCTTAAATGCCTGCTTCAAATCGCACCGTGGATCTGTTGGTTGGGGCTTTTGACCTCAACCAACGCCGCAAGTTTGAATTAAAGAACGAAGACGGCAAAAAGATCATTGATCTGTACTTTAAGCCGATCACCCGTGCTGATCGCAAAAAAGCACAGCAGTTGGCTGGTACGGATGAAGCATTGGACATAAGCACCAATATGCTGTGTCAGATCGCAGAGCTTGAGGATGGGACCAAAGCATTTGCTGCTGCTGATGCTGTCAAGCTTCAAAGGCAGCTACCTGAATCCGTATTGAACGAGATTGAGCTGTTCTTGTTTGGCCTTGGTCAAGACGCTGATATTGAAGACGCAAAAAACGACTGAAGCAGGACAAGTGGACTTATTTTGAGTTCTTCTTGGCCTGCGAATTAGGCATGACGGTGAGCAGGCTTCGCACGGAATTAACCGATGCAGAGCTTGCCCATTTTGCTGCATTTTATGAATTGAAAAATGAAGAGCAAGAAAAAGCGATGGATCGTGCGAAAGCCCGCCGTCGTTAAGATGTAGGTATCGCTTGCATAAGCCGTGGCAGTATCCAACGTTGAGCTGATTGTCAATGCGGTAAAGGCAATCAATCCACTGCGGAAGGTTGAGCAGCAAAGCAAGAAAGTTGAAGGAGCTGTTCGTGATATGAACGGCAGATTGAGAGATTCAAAAGGCAGGTTTGTTGCTGTTGGAAAATCAGCAACGCAAGCATCTAAAGGAGTCAATAAACTTACTGCTTCGATCAAAGGATTACTAACAGTTGCTGCAGTCATTGGAACGGCAAAATTTATCATTTTTAAAACAGCAGAACTTGAAACGCAAACCAGAAGCCTGCAGGTTTTAACAGGCTCAGCACAAACCGCTAAAAACATTATTCAAGAATTGCAAGATATTGGTGCTGTTACACCTTTCACTGGCACAGAACTAATTGAGACAGCAAAGCGCCTAAGGGCATTTGGAGTTGACACCGAAAAACTTGTTGAAACGACAAGGCGTCTTGGCGATGTTGCAGGTGCAACTGGTGCTGATTTAAGTGGCATTGCAACAGCTTACGGGCAAATTCAAGCAAAGGGCAAATTGCAAACAGAGGAGTTGCTGCAGCTTCAAGAACGTGGCGTTGATCTTGCAGGTGTTTTAAAAGAAGAATACAAATTAACAGGAGAAGAATTCAGCAAAGCACTGCAAAAAGGGCAGATCAGCGCAGAAGCAGCAGAATTTGCATTGAAAAAATTGACTGATACTGGCGGTCAATACGCAAATGGTGCAATTTCTCAGTCTGACACATTAGCAGGCAAATTTTCTACCTTGGTTGACGGAATTGAGCGCATTGCTAGAAAAATTGGTCAAGCCTTAACGCCAGCACTTCAAAATGTGCTTTCTTTAGCAATTCAAACCGTTGACCGAATAAATCAAGCCTTTGCTGCTGGATCAATAAGCAATCAAGACAAACAAGCTTTCAGGGAGCAAGCAATACAAGAAGTAAGGCGTTTTGCAGGCCCTATGCCTGGCGGGCCATTTGGTGCAGGTGAAGTTGTTGTCAGGCATCTTGGCAAGACCTATAAAGGTCCAGCGTCTTCAGTTGTTTCTCAAATTACAAATGATCTAATTAACCGAGAAGTGCGTCGAAGAACTGAAGCTGCGAGAGGATCAAGTGCTAAAGCGCCAATGGCAGTGACATTACCGCCATTAATTGCAGGCACTAACGATGGTACTGGCAAGAAGAAAAAAGGGCGAGCTGGCAAATCAGATGCTGAAAGGGAAGCCGAAAGGCAAGCAGAAATTTTAAGACGGCAAAGAGAGCAAGCAGATGCAATGCTTTTGTCGCTTAAACAAGAGGCACTTTTAACGGGCGACATTACTGAACAGCAACGGGCATCACTGGAACATGCAATAGAAAAGTTTAATCTTGCCAGACAGTTTCCGCAACTTACTGAAAACGAATTGCAAGTGCTGCGCAATCAACTCGACACTAATTTTCAACTATTGCAAGCAGACAAGGATCGAATTGAACAGCAAAAAATGCTTGAAAAAGCGCAAAGAAAAGCGCAAGAAGCAGAAAGAAAACGCGCTGAAGAATTACGAAATCTTTATCAAGGCATTGGCGACACGATTGCTGACGGCGTAACCAATGCTCTGAAAGGTGCCGTTGATGGTACGAAGTCACTGGCTGATGCGTCAACAAGTTTGCTCAATGATCTTGCAAATCAACTCTTGCAAGTAGCTCGCAACATGCTGTTCTTCGGCAACATCAGCGGAACTCTTACGGGAGGAAGCGGGATTTTAGGATCTTTGTTTTCAGGGTTCCTTGCTAATGGCGGCACTGCCATGGGTGGCAGATCTTATATTGTTGGAGAAAAGGGACCAGAACTTTTCACGCCAGGTAGAACCGGAAGTGTTACACCAAACAACGCATTAGGTGGGGCTAACATCGTTGTGAACGTCGATGCTTCTGGTTCACAAGCTCAAGGCAGCGAACCCAACGCCAAAGCACTTGGCGCGGCTATTGGAGCAGCAGTACAAGCTGAGCTAGTGAAACAAAAACGCCCTGGAGGACTTCTAAGCTAATGGCTACTTTCCCTTCAATTACGCCAACTTACGGCGTACAGAAGCGCAGCGCGCCAAATGTGCGTGGCATTCAGTTTGGTAGTGGTTATCAACAACGCGCACAGTTCGGGATCAATCAAAACCCAAAGATTTACAATCTAACATTTGAGGTATCAGAGGCTGATGCTGATACTATTGAAACGTTCCTTGATGCACGCGCAGCAGTAGAAAGTTTTACATTTACGCCACCAGGCGAAGCAAGTAGCGCAAAGTTTATATGCCGTGAATGGTCTAAGTCAATTCCATATTTGAATCGCGCAACTGTTACCGCTACATTTGAGCAAGTTTTTGAAACCTAATGGCATATCCGTATTCTGAACACGCATGGCAAGCCGACAAATACTATGCGGTTGGTGACGTTGTTCGAGCTAACCCTTCAAAAGGTAACACGCTTGCATTTAAATCCATCGTTGCTGGAACGAGCGATAGTGCAGACGTATATGCAGAATTTACAAATGATGAGCCATTATTTCCTTTTCAAATCACACAAACGTTAGTCGATGGGACGGTTACATGGGAAGCATTTGAGCCATTAGCAGAAGAGCTTCAAAAGCTTGCACCAACAGCAGTTATTGATTTATTTGAAGTTGTATTAAAACAAGACCTAAACGGCATTGAAGATGTTTTGAGATACCATGCAGGCAAAAACGGTCTAACAGAGAATGTCAAGTTTGGCGGCAATACTTACCAAGCAGTGCCTATAGAGATTGATGGGTTTGAATTTACAACTCAAGGCGCGCTACCACGCCCATCAATGCGTGTTGCAAATGTAAACAATGCGATCACTTCTCTAATACTGCAATACAACCCATTAGCCGCAAAAGTTAGACGTATCCGAACTTTTGCCAAGTTTCTTGATGTATCAAACTTTAGTGCTAGTTTGCCTTTTGCACCAGATCAAGATATTACAGACGCGCTAAGCACAGAAGGTGCAGATTCGTTGATCATGGAAACGTTTAACGATACGGCTGATCCAGACGCTAAGACTGTTGAAACTTGGTACATTGATCGCATCGGTTCAGAAAACCCGGAATTTGTTGAATTTGAGTTAACACCGCGTCTTGACCTTACAAATCTTGCCTTGCCACGACGCACCATCGAAGAATTTTGCCCTTGGAAATATAGAGGTAAGGAGTGTGGATATAAAGGAGATACATATTTTAGGGCTGATGACTCCCCTACAACTGACCCCGAAATAGATGCTTGTGGCAAGCGAATATCAAGTTGTAGGGCTAGGTTTGGGCAAAATGCAGAATTACCATTTGGCGGATTTTATGGTGCAAGACTTCAAGCGTGAAGCTGCAAGACATGCAGAAAAGGCATACCCAAAAGAATCTGCAGGGTTGGTTGTAAACGATAGTTACTTTCCTTGTCGCAACATTGCCGAAAATCCTGAAGAAACCTTTGTGATCAACCCAGTTGATTATGCACGCGCCATGCTTGCAGGCAACATTCAAGCAGTTGTGCATTCGCACCCAAAAGGCACTTCTGTGAGCGAATATGACCGTAAAGCCTGCACACAAACTAAGCTGCCCTGGTACGTCTACTCTTTGCCGGATAAAAAATGGTTGACTATCGCACCTTAATTGGGAAGCAATGGGAATATGGACGCCAAGACTGCTACACCTTGGTACGTCAGTATTTTGAGTTGCAAGGTGTAGAGCTGCCAGATTTTGACCGTCCGTCTAATCTAGAAAAAACTGACAGCATTTTTTTGCGTTATGCCAAGTCTTTAGATTTTACTGAAATTGAGTTTGATAAACGCCGTAAAGGTGACGTATTGCTTTTGCGCTTAGGAACACGAACGCCGATGCACGCTGCGATTTATGTAGGTGGTGACAGGATTTTGCACCAACGCATGAACAGCATCAGTGCAGTCGAACCACTGCGGCGGTATTATTACGAAAGGATTGAAGCCGTATTTCGTCATGCAACTTGTCATGCTGGCAGGTGAGCTGGGCGCAAAGTACGGCCAGCAGCACAAGTATTACGATTTAAGAACACCGGCAGATGCAATTAAGTTGCTGTGCATCAACTACCCAAAGTTAAAGCAAGATTTAATTACAGCACACCATAACGGCATTGGCTACAAGGTAATTCAAGGTAATGCAGCAATGAGTTATGACGAACTGCACTTGCCGTTTGGTAGTAAGCCGTTGCTTGTCGTGCCAGTCATTTCAGGTTCTGGTAGTGGTGGGGTTAGCCAAATTTTGATCGGCGTTGGTTTGGTAGCTGCGTCATTTTTGCTGCCTGGTGCTGGATTGTTTGGCACCACTAGCATTTTTGGCGTAGGCGCTTTGACAACAGCAGCTGGAACAGCAACGATTGGCACTTTAGTTGGAACAAGCCTTAGTGCAATCGGCGCAGGCTTAATTCTTTCTGGTACGGCAAACCTAATTTCACCGCAACCAACACTGCCAAATCTTGGCGCAAATCGAATCAAAGGAGAAGGCAA